ATGGCAATCGATTACGCAAAGAAGTATCAGAAATTCATCGACGAGGAACTGGCAGAGGCCTCGGCCACCGAATGGATGGCTGCGGGCGCCGGTCAGGTCCGCTATGGTGAGGGCAAGGAGGTGGAGATCAATACGCTGAAGACCACCGGTCTGGGCAACTATGACAGCACCAAGACCGATGGCAGTGCTTATCCCGCCGGTGCTGTTACCAGCACCTGGAAGAATCATACCCTGCAGATGGACCGCGGCGTGAAGTTCGCACTGGATCACAGCAATCCCGAGGATACCGGTTTTACCGCAACGGTGGAGAACGTCATCCGCGAGTTTGCCAAGACCCAGCTGGCAAAGGAACAGGACACCTATCGTATCTTCCGTCTGTACAACATCATCGTGAGCGATATGCTTTACGGTGACACCCATGTGCTGAACTATAACCAGGACAGCGAGGACATCGTGGATAAACTGTGCAGCCTGCTCCAGACGCTGGAGACCGACAGCGAGCGTACCGGCGGCTTTGTGGCCATGATCGCATCCAATATGAAGAATGCTTTCCTGCGCGCTGCTGCCGACAACTTCAATCATATCACCTTTGAGCAGCAGGTGGAGATCAACGGCATCACCTATTCGCATGTGATGATGGTCAATGACCTGCCCTGTATCTTCGTGCCTGCCGGCCGTATGAAGACCGGTATCAGCATCCAGAGCGGCCGTGATGGCCAGACTGCCGGCGGTATCCAGGCTTCTGAAAGCGCCAAGGATATCTGCGCCATGGTGGTGGCCTGCGACGCTCCTCTGGCCATTGCCAAGGTGGACAGCCTGAAGCAGTTTGGTCCCGAGGAGAATCAGCTGTTTGACGGCACCGCCATTCAGGCTCGTTATCTGTACGATCTGGTGGTTCCCAGCAATAAGGCTGTTACCATCGGCGCACTGGTGGCCGCCTGATGAGCGCGGCCTTTGCTGAGGGCGGCAGACAGCGCATCCTGGAGCAGGGGGCGGCCCTTTCCGGTATGGAGAGCACGCCCCAGCAGGCCGCATTGCTGCTGGATACCCTGACCCAGGCAGTCATCGGATGGTGCTGCCGGGAGGACATTCCGGAGGAGATGGAGGGGGCTATGGCAATTTTGCTGGCCCAGATGCTGAAAAACGATGGCGAGCGACCGGTGTCTTCGGTGAAACGGGGAGATACCGCCATCACCTATGGCGATGGGGAAACGGTGGACGGCAAAGCTCTGCTGGCGCCCTTTGTCCGTCTCAAAACCCCTGAAAGAAGGTGGGAGGCGTATGCGGGAAGCTGATATTCTGTACCGGACGCTGACCGACCGAGTCACGGTGACCCGGGACGTATGGAGGGATACCCGATGGGAGAATGAAACGGTCTATGAAGGGCTGGCCTGTGCGCTGTCCAGAGCGGTGCAGGCCAGCACGCCCAAGCTGAACGGAGAACGGGCAGAGATGCCCGAGAGCGAGGGCAGGCTCAGACTGTTTCTGCCGGTGGGCACCGTTCTGAAAACAGGTGACCGGGCAGTGGTCATCCGGGAGGGACAGCGCTTTGCAGGCGTTTGCAGCGCCTCGGTGCCCTACCCTTCTCATGCGGTGGCGGACTTATATCTGCAGGAGGTGGATGCGGCATGATCGGACTGCGGGAACTGACGGCGGGGATCGCCGAGTATCTGGCGGCGCAGACCGGTATGGCTGCCTTCAGCGACCGGGCGGCAGGGGTGGTATATCCTTGTCTGATGGTGAAGGCGGAAAGCAAAAGCGCCGGTATCATTGCCTGCGGAAGACAGGTGGAGCGGCAGGTGACGGTGACCGTCACCTGCCATCCCTCCCGGCAGAGAGGCCGGGAAGAAGGATTGGTAATGGCAGACCGGGTCTATGATGCGGTGATGCCCGGCTTTATGGCCTGCGGTCGGGGCTTTGCACCCCGGGAAGCAGAGATCCGGACAGACGGACAGGAGCGGCAGCAGGTGACCTTTTTGCTGGAATTTTGTGATACGCCCAGTGGAAAGCACAGTACGTCCACGGCCACAGAAGCCATGGGCAGTCTGGCCATTCGACTGGAGCAGAAAAGGGAGGGATCATAAATGGGCTTGCCCCAGATTCTGATCAAATTCAAGACGGCGGGCGGTACGGCCATCCGCCGCAGTGCCCGGGGGCAGGTGGTACTGCTGGTCCCCGGCGGTGAGCCCGGTACGGTGAGTTTTTCCCGGCTGGATCAGATAGAGGAAGCCAATGTGGGCACCTATGTCTGGCAGCTGCTGCAGCTGTGCTTTTTGGGCAATCCGGCAAAGGTGCATCTGGTGCAGTATGCGATGGGTTATGAAGAATCGGCGCTGGAAAGCTGCAGTCGACTGGCTGAGGGCGGCTGGATGTGTGCACCCGATATGAATGCCGATATTATGGTAAGCTTTGTGAAAAGAAGGCGGGCTGAAGGACGGCCCCTGCGTGCAGTGGTCACCAGTCAGCGTGAACCTGACTGCGCAGGCGTGGTCAATTTTACCACCAAGGATATCCGTGTGCAGCTGGATGGCGTCAACAGGATGGTGTCCAGCGAAGCCTATTGTGTACGCATCGCCGGTATTCTGGCGGGTCTTTCCCTGCGGGAAAGCGCTACCTATTACAGCCTGCCGGAGGTTACCGACTTTACAGCCAGCAGCGACCCCGAGGGAGACATTGAACGGGGCAGACTGATCCTGGATCAGGGCAGTGAGGGTGTGCGTCTGGGCCGTGCAGTCACCAGCCTGGTGACGCTGACCCAGGAGGGCGACAGGGCTTTCCAGAAGATCAAGATCACCGAGGGTATGGATCTGATCCGGGCGGATATCCGCAGCGTTTTTGAGAGCGAGTATGTGGGCAAGGTGCTCAACGACTATGACTCCAAGTTGCTGCTGGTCACCGCCATCAACAGTTATTTTGCCAGTCTGATGGGCAGTGTGCTGGATACCGGACGCAAGAGTCAGGCCAATGTGGATTTTGATGCACAGAAGGCCTGGCTGGAGACGAAGGGCGTGGATACCGAAGGGATGAGCGATACCGCCATCCTTTCAGCCAATACGGGAAGCCAGGTGTTTCTCCGGGCAGATGTGCGGTTTGCCGATGCCATGGAGGATCTGACCTTCCAGATCGTGATGCAGTAAAGGAGGAAGAAGATGTCTGGTTTGAGTGCGAACCGGGTACTTTCCGGTTCCTTTGCGGAAATCTGGGTGGATGGCAACCGCATTGCGGAGGCCAGCGGCATCCAGCTGACTGTCAAGCTGATTCGTTCAGAGGTGCAGATCGGTATGGATGTGGATTCCAAAATTACCGGCTGCAGAGGCGAAGGCCAGCTGCGGCTGCGGCAGGTGTTCAGCCGCTTTTTCGACGTGATGGAGCAGGCTGCCGCAGGCAAAGATCTGCGGGTGACCATTACCACGGCGCTGAAGGATCCCGACAGTATGAACGGGGAAGAAGAACGCTACAGCGTGGATAATGTGGCGCTGGACAGCCTGCCGCTGGTGAATTATGCCACCGGTAAGGTGAATGAGCAGGTGATTCCCTTCCGGTTTTTGCCCGGTGATCTGAAGCAGCTTTCGGCCATTCATGTGACGGAGGTGGCCTGATGAGCACGGCGGAACAGTGGGCCGGGGCACTGGCGGGCGCAGGGGGCGGGAGCTTTACCCTGCGGTTTGATCGGTTGGGACTGGAGGCCCAATGCCGGCCGCTGAACGCCGGTGAGGTGGAAGAATGTGTGCAGATGGGTGGTCAGCGAGGGCTGCGATATGCCCTGTATCTGGCCTGTGATCAGCTGCGGGAAGCCGGTGAGAGCCTGAAGAAGCAGGGGTCACTGGCTTCGGCCTTTGACATCACCGAGCGGCTCAGCTACGGCGATGTGGTGGCGGCAGGGTCCGCCATCCTCCGCCGCAGCGGTGCAGACACCTCTGCCGTCCGGATGGAGGCTCAAGAGGGGGAGGGCTGGATGGCAGCCATTCCTCCGGAGAGCGGCGGGGAGTGGATGTTCTCTCCCTCGTTGGAGAGTGCACCGTCGGTATCTGCCTTTGCGGAGCAGAACCAGCTGTTTGAACAAAGGGGCTGGGAGATCCGGGATTTTGTGGATCGGCTGTCTGCAGCGGCAGGAAACCGCTGACAGATTGCTGAAATTGCTCCCGCAGCGGCGGGAAAAGGAGGAAATCCATGGCGAACAATACAAGAACGGTCATTTTGCAGCGGGGCGAAGAAGAACAACTGCAGCTGGCCGTCAATCCGAAAAATATAGTGATCTCCCAGCCCCAGAACACCATGAGCTATGTGACCATACGGGGCGACACCGTCCATGCGGCCAGAGGCGGTGGCCTGACACAGGTGACACTGGCCACCTTTTTACCCAGTGTGGGCTCCCGGTTTTATCAGGGGATGGCACCTGCACAGGCGCTGGCTATGCTGCAGCGCTGGAAGGCAGCGGGCGAGCCAGTGCGGTTGCTGATCTCCGGCAGTGAACTGGGAGAACTGTTTCTGATCTGCGGATTGGAGCAGACGCTTACCGAGGGCGATCTGGATGTGGGCATCCGCATCCAGCTGAAGGAGTACAAGTATGTGACTCTGGCCGAAACCGACATCCTGGAGGGCGAAAGCGCCGGTGGGCTGTACCTCCGGGCCGATGAACGGGTGACTCCGGCGGTCTATGTGACGGTGGGCGGCGAGGATCTGTGGACCATCGCCCGGCTGTATCTGGGTGACGGCAGCCGCTGGCAGGAGCTGGCCATGCGCAACGGGATCTCCGATCCCCACCATCTGCCGGCAGGAAAGGAGCTGTATCTGTCGTGAGGGTTTGGCTGGAAGAACGGGAGATTACCGGTCTGTGTATCCGGGTGGCTGTGGAAAAGGCACTGGAAGGCGCCGGAGCAGAGTGCGAGGTCCGGCTGGCGTGTGCGCCTATGGACAGCCGCCTGCCCCGGCTGGACCCGGCTTGCGGTCAGTGGGTCGCGGTGACAGAGGCGGATGAAACCCTCTTTTCCGGGCGGGTGGAGCAGGTGAGCTATGAAGCAGCGACCCTGCAACTGTCCATGCTGTGCTATGATCCGGCGGGACTGTTGGCGAAAAATCAGTGCCGGGGGCCTTATTCCGGCACGCCTCGACAGATCACAGAGCAACTTTGCAGAGAATGTGGGCTGGAACCGGGTGAAATCTGGGAAGGGAGCGGCCGGGATGTGCGCCTGACGGCGGCCTGCGGCAGAAATGTTTACCGAACCATCTGCAGCCTGTACGACAATCAGTGCATGGTGGATTATGGACAGGGAACGGTGCGGGTTTATCCCATAGGCCAGAGCCGGGCGGTGCTCAGCAGCGGTCGTCTGGTGGGCCTGACGGCCAGAAATACCGCACAGGAGACTGTCAATCAGGTGCAGATTTACCGCAAGGGGCAGCTGGAGGCTCAGTGTACCGATGAGCAGGCGGTGGCCCGGTTGGGGCTGCGCCGTCGGACGGAGTATCAGTCCATGCAGTACGAGGATGGAGAAAGCCAGGCCAGAGCGGGGCTAAAAGCGGTTGCACGGCAGGCAAGGCTGGTTTTTACCGGGCGCAGCTCGGTAAAATGCGGTCAAATCGTCAGTCTGGACAAACCGCTGATGGGCGTTTACGGAGACTATCTGGTGAATGAGGTGATCTGGGTCCAGGAAAAAGGGCTGATCACCACAGAGTTGGGGGTGAGCAGCCTGTGATCGGCAATCCATACTATCAGATGCTGGGTCTTTTGTCCGACAATCGGACAGGTACGCTGCAGCTGGCCTTTGCCACACTGGAAAATGCAGAGCAGGAGCGTTTTCAGGTGGAGGGCAGGCGGGCGGCCATTGCAGGCCGGGCAAAGGGGCTGGTCATCGACGAGCTGGACGAGGGCGGCATCTTTCTATGTGCCGGAAACAGCAGCGGTTGGTTTTTGCTGTGCCGCCTGGAAGAATTATAAAAGGAGGGGAGACAGATGGCACTGTTTTCCTATGAGGGGCAGAAGCGTCTGCCCCTGATGCAGGAGGCTGCGGTGGATTTCAACACTGGGCAGCCCCTTTTGGAAGCCGACGGCACCTTTCGGTTGGTCAGTGGACTGGAGGCGGTGCGGGTGTGGGTCTGGCGGGCACTGCAGCCCGACAATGTGCGGTTTGCCTACAGCGCCCATACCGACAGCTATGGTAATCAGCTGCATCTGTTGGCCGGAAAATCTCTGCCCCATGCGGAGAGCCGTCTGGCAGGACTGGTGCGGGAGACCCTGCAGGTCTGCCCCTATATCACTGGTGTGGAGCGGTTCTCCTTTACCAGAGAGGGCAGCCGGCTGGTGGCTGATTTTACCGTGCGGACGGTGTACGGCGAACTGAAGGCAGAGAGTGAGGCGAGCTTATGAGCTATGATTTTGAAAGCATCCTTCAGCGGTTGAAGGGTGGGTTGTCTGGTGAGATCAGTGCCATGGAGGGCACCTTTACCGGAGATATTTTGCAGGCGGTGGCTGCCGAACTGGCCAGAATCTGGAGCCAGGAGATGGATTCGGTGACCCAGCGGGCTTTTTTAACCACTGCGCAGGGCCAGTGGCTGGATGCGGCTTGCGGCGATTACGGTATCACCCGAAAAGCCGGCGAGACCGACCAGCAGCTGCGGCAGCGGGCGCTTGAACGGGTCCGACAGCGCGGTGCAAGCGGAAATACTGCCGATTATGTGGCCTGGGCGCAGGAACTGGAAGGGGTGGCTTCGGCCTCTGCCGTGGCACTGGGCCGTGGTGCGGGCACGGTGGATGTGTATTTTTCGCCCACCGAGGATGCGCCGCCCAATATTTTGCCGCTGCTGAAAAACCATCTGGCAGATAAGCGTCCGGTGGGAGCCGATGTACAGGTCATTCTGGCCCAGCCGGTGGCAGTCAGCGTGACGGCAGCGGTCACCCGGCAGGGGGATGTGGCGCTGGAGGATATTCGGCAGGAGGCTGCTCAAAAGCTGGCAGGCTATCTGCAGCAGACCAAGCTGACCGAAGGCGGACAGCTGGTGAGCATCAATCGGGTCATCGGTCTGCTGGTCAGCTGTCAGGGCGTAGAAGATGTGAAGGATGTTACCCTCAACGGTGGCAGTGTGAATCTGACCATGGAGCAGGGAAAGTATGCCGTGGCGGGAACCATTTCCCTGACGGAGGCGTAATATGGCTGATCTGAAAAAGACACTCCCTCCTTCGGTGGGGGACAGTTGGGGTATCGGCACCATTCTGGACAGCTGCAATGAAGAGCTGGATCGGCTGGAGCAGCAAGCCAGAGCGGTAAGTCTCCGTCTGGCGGCAGGAACGGCTGACGAGGAAGGATGCAAACTATGGGAGCAGGAGCTTGGACTGGATGTACGGGAGGATCTGCCGCTGGAGGCACGGCGTACCCTGATCCGGGTGGCATTGGAGCAGATGGATATCTTTACGCCGGAAAAGCTGGTGGAGTTGCTGGGGCGTATGCTGGAGGGCAATGTCCGGCTCAATGAGCGGGTTGATGCTTATACGGTGGAACTGGCAGTTCAGGTGAGCCGGTTTCTGGTGCCCAGTCTGCGGCAGGTGGAACAGGTTCTGCGGCGAGCGTTGCCTGCACACCTGGCATACAGTCTGTCGGCTCAGGCCGATATGGAGACCGGAGATCAGTCCAGGCGGGCGCTGTTTTCCGGCATGAAACTGGAGATCTATACAGAGGAGGAAACCACATGAAAATGACCGGCCTTTATACAACGGCTGGCGCGCAGCTGGCGGCTCGGGCTCAGGCAGAGGGGCAGCGTCTGGTCATCACCCGGGCGGTGGCAGGCAGCGTACTGTCGGCGGAAAGCGCTTCGGTGATGGCAAGAGAGCGGCAGACACTGGCCATCAACAGCAAAATAGCGCAGAATGGAAAATGTACGGTGGCGGCTGTGCTCAATGCTGTCGATGCCACAGCCATGTACAGCCTGCGGGAGGTGGGACTGTTTGCACGGCTGGGTGATGAGCAGGAAGTGCTGTACAAGCTGTTTCAGCTGAATGAGACGCTGACGGTGGAGCCGGGCACCGATCTGGTGCTGACCTTTTATCTGGCGGAGACCATTCTGGCATCCGATCAGGTGGAGGTCACTGTCACCACACAGGGTCTGGTGACCCAGGAGCTTTGTGAACAAACGGCACAGGCAGCGGCACAGGCGGTACAGCAGGAACTGTATACCCATCTGTCTGACAGCGTTGCCCACAATGCACTGTTTGCACAGAAGGCACCGCTGAGCCATACCCATTCTGCATCCCAGATCACGGCGGGCGTGCTGGCGGGTCTGGTGACGGCGAATAACAACTCTGCTTATACCACTGCGCAGGTGCGCAACATCGTGCTGTCCACCAGTGAGCCCAGCGGCGGCAGCAACGGACAGGTATGGATCAAATACACAGCATAAGGAGGGAACACCTTGCGTACATTGGGTGATATGGAGGTGGGCAGCCTGGTTTATTTGCGGGTGGACGGGGACTATACTCCCTTCCGGGTGATGCATCACGGCAAGCCCAGCGATGTGTATGACGACAGCTATCTGGGCGGCACGATTTTGTGCAAGGACTATACCGGTGGCTATTACCGTACAAATATGGTGGGAGATCGGGGTGTCAGTAAAGTCAATTATGCCGACTCCTATATGCATCAGGTGCTGCATGAGGACTTTCTGAACAAGCTGGATGCAGCTATGCAGCAGCAGGTGATGGAGATTCGTCTGCCCTACCGCACCGATACCGACGGCTCGCCCTATGAGGTAGCAACCGGAGCCCAGGGCATGGCGGCCAAGGTGTGGCTTCCCTCGTTGTCAGAGGTCACCGACGTGATGAATTATGCCGAAAGCTATGGAACGCCTTATGTGACGGAGGGCGCGTTGCTTGATTATTGGAAGGATGCGACCGACGAAAAATACCGCAACTGGCAGTGTCTGGACCATACGGACGATCATATGGGTTGGGGCACCAGAACCCCCAGCATCTATCACGGCACATCCAATATGGCACCGTACTTTTTTCGGATAAATGTTTACGGCATCGGCTACTGTATCATAGACGATGACATTGCACTTTGGCCTTGTCTGGTAATGCCCGACACGCTGCGGGTGGATGGGGAAAGCCATCTGCACATCGCAGGCGCGGTTCCGGTAAAAGTGTCGGGCATCTGGGAAGAAGGTTCGGTGTGGAGCAGAGTTGGCGGCGTTTGGAATGAGGCTGACGCCATTGCCGTCAAGGTGAGCGGCGTGTGGAAAGAATAAGGAGGAAAACAGATGGATAAACTGAAGTTCGGCAGTGTGGAACTGAAGGGCAGCGTTCACTTTGCTGCTGCCAGTGTGGCAGGACAGAGCGTTCCTGCTCTGGAGTTGCGGGTAGAAGGCCCGGTGGATGAAACGGCGCTGGAAGCTATGACAAAGGAAACGCTGGAGATTTATGGGGAAAGCGGCCTGCTGCAGGGCACCCACACCGGCTACAACACCGTTATGCGTCATAGTGTGATCCTGGCCAAAGTATCTGACGTCCAGCAGCAGCTGGAGGAGGCCAGGGTGCAGTTAGAGGCGCTGCAGGCCGAAAAGGATGCGTTGGAGAGCGAACATGCCGCTCTGCTGTATACCAGTCTGACCGGGGAGGTGCTGTAA